CTAATTTCATTTACAGTTTCCTCTGCGGTATCGTATTCGTAGCTCATGCTTATCCCCTATGGGCCGCTACGCGGCCTTGACATGTGATTTTAAGACGTAGATGTCGCCTCGGATGCCGGCGTTCACTTTGTAGCGTTTTGCCGTTTCCTTGATGTAAGTGCCTTTGTACCAGCAGTAGGCGTCTGCCCAAGGGAAGTGTATCCAGACGTCTTGACCAGCTTTGAATTGATTTTGCACTTTGTCGTCCCTGTTTCGTTGTTGATGTGATCATTATATACTATCCGTGCCTATGTGCAACTCTTTATACAAATTAATTTAAACAAATAAATAGTTGCACATAGACACGGGGCGTGTGAATATGCACTTTCACTTAGAGGAAAACATGATGACCGATAACGAAATGACAGTTGAAGACCAAATCTTTGCCAAAAACCTGAGCCAGTTTGCTCGCCAGCACGACCTTGAGCCGATTGAGGCTATGTTGCTGCCGGGCTTGTTCCGCAAGGCTTCTCAGAAAACTGACGTGAAGCTGCTCGACCTGACCACTAGATCTTTAGAGGCTGCCGAGGTTGGCGAGTACCTAGCAGAACGCGCTCGCGCCCTAGCGACAACCGATTCAGCCAAAGAGCTTTGGGCTGAATACTTGCAAGAGGGTGCCGCATGAGCGCCCAAGCAAAGAAAATTTTTTACAACCGTGTACGCAGGACGTGTCTCAAGCACAAAATTGACATCGTATACGATGGTATGCCCAATGCAGTTTATGGTGTGGAGCTTGTGAAAGGTGGTCAGGTCATGTTCGCGGATCGCAGCAATGACAATCGACCCTTGGACATAAACTGGCAGCGCCTACACGAAGAAATGACCGACTATGGTTACAAAGGTGGTGTGAAATGAGCTTTAAGATAGAAAAAAATATCCCCATCCCACACAAAATTGTCGGCAAGCCGCGCAACGAAGAAATGCACAACCTACTAAAAAGTATGGAAGTTGGTGACAGTTTTGAGGCTGAAACAGATGCTACCAGCAGTATTGGTACTGTATATTCTAAATCCGTCGGCACTTTTATATCTACTGGCAGAAGAAATTATAACTATAAGTTTGTGCAGCGATTGTCTGATGACAAAAAGAAAGTGCGTCTTTGGAGAATCGAATAATGAGCGGCCCAATCAAGCAAATCAACAACATCTACGGCTATGTGCGTGTATCAACAGACGAGCAGGTCAAGTCTGGCATCTCGTTGGAGACGCAGAAGCAGCAGATCACTGAGTTTGTTCGTGAGAAGTACAACCGAGACGTTGATCAGTTCTTCGCTGACGAGGGTGTCTCTGGCACCCACGCAGTGCTTGATCGCCCAGCCAGCCGCGACATGACTGACGTTATTGATCGCCATGACGTGGTGATCTGCACCCGACTTGACCGCCTGAGCCGCTCAAGCTCTGACCTACTTGGCCTGATCCCAGTGCTACAGGACATTGGCATCACCCTGTATTTCTGTGAGCAGTTTGGCGAGATGCCGATTGTTTACCCAGATGCTGCCAAGTCTAAGGGCTTGGACTCAAAGTTTGATATGAACTCGATGGCTAACCAGATCATGCTGATGGTCTTATCGGCAGTTGCTGAGATAGAACACGCCACCATCAAGGATCGCTTTGCTGCTGGCAAACTAGACTGGGCATCTCGCGGCTACGCCATTGGCGGCTCAGCGCCCTATGGCTTCAAGCACGTTGAAGAAAAGCGTGGTAGCAAGACCCGCAAGCGTCTTGAGGAGGTTCCAGCAGAGCAAGACGTTCTCAAGTCTATCTACAAGCTGCACGGGCGTGGTCTTGGGCCTCGCAAGATTGCCAGACAGGTAAATAGCCTGCACGATATACCGCCGATGTCACATTCCAAGGTTCAACGCATCTTGAATCGTAAATTCCAAGGTGTTCCTTCCTAGTTTTTGTGTAGAATTGGGGTTGATTCTAGGAGATTTTTATGACGGCTCTTGAAGACGTGGAATATTCCATTCAAAAGATCACGGCAATGCTGGAACAGGACTTTATGACTGTTCCCGTGCGCGAGATCCTGACCGACTGCTTGTCGCGGCTTGAAGCCGCCAAATATAATATGGATGCCTGATGGCAAATATTAACGGCTGGGGCCGTGGCACATGGGGTGAAGGCGCGTGGAGTTCTGTACTCCCAGTAAACCTAACAACCGCTGGCGCGATGACCTCTGCGGTTGGCGCTCTGGCTGTTGATGCTGAGGCCAATGTTACCGCCCCAACCCTTGCGATCACCAGTGCAGTTGGCGCGGTTATCGTCCATGAAAACGAAGTCATAAATCTGCCAAGTTTTTTGATTACCTCCGCTCAGCAGGGCGGAGCTGTGGTGGTCAACGCAGAGCACAAAGTTCACATAACTGGCGTTTCAGCGCAGTTTGGCGTAGGTATTACGCTGATTTGGAGCGTGATAGACACAGGTCAAACCCCGTCTTACAATGATATAAGTACAACCCAAACGCCTAGCTACTCAATTATCAATATCTAGGCTAAACAAAGGATAAATCATGGCAACATTCATCAACGACCTTCGCTTGACCGAATTAGCGACTGGCGAGGCAAGCGGTTCTTGGGGAACAACCACAAACGTATCGTTAGAACTTCTTGGTGAGGCTATGGGCGTTGGAGCAGAGGCCGTAGCCAACGCATCTACCCATACCATCACAATGGCTGATGGAGCTACTGACCAGTTTCGCTCTACATTCTTGCGCTTAACTGGTGGTGGACAAGCCTGCACGGTAACGCTCGCACCCAACACCGTCTCGCATTTTTGGGTGATGAGGAATGAAACCGCTGCTGCGCTCACGCTTACACAGGGTTCTGGCGCAAACGTAGTTATTGCCGCTGGTCAGACTAAACTGGTCTGCACCGATGGAGCAGGTTCTGGCGCTATCGTCTACGAGATGGACGATCTTGAGCTTGCAGGAAACCTGATTGTGGACGGTGATGCTTCAATTGGCGATGATCTGAGCCTAACTTCAGACTCGGCAGTTTTAAAGTTTGGCGCTGACGGTGACACCACGCTGACCCATACCGATGGCACTGGCCTTACACTGAACAGCACAAACAAACTTACTTTTTGCGATGCTGCCACGTTTATTCACCAGTCATCAAATGGCGTCATGACCATTGATGGCGAGGCAACAATTGACTTAAACGCATCAACTGCCGTTTTAGTCTCAAACGATCTAAAGCTTAACAGCGACTCAGCGGTAATTGGATTTGGTGCAGACAACGACACCACCCTGACCCACACCGATGGCGCTGGTCTTACTCTGAACTCTACGAACAAGATCATGTTCAACGATGCCACGCAGTTTATTCACGCGCCAACCGGCACGGTTCTGGATATTGGCGCAACTGACGAGATCGAGCTTACAGCCACGTTAATTGACGTTGTTGGCAACTTGACGGTTAGTGGAGACATTGACCTTGAAGGCGCTATTGACGTAAACGGCACAGCTAATCTAGATGTTGTAGACATAGATGGTGCTGTAAACATGGCAACTACCGCCCTTGTTACCGGCGTATTGACCACAACTGCGGCTACTGTGTTTAACGGTGGGTTTGCCTCTAATGCGGCTTCTACTATTAGCACAGCAGATAACTTAGACACACTGTCACTTATTTCTACAGATGCTGATGCTAATGTTGCACCTAATCTTAGAATGTACAGAAATTCTGCCTCACCAGCAGATAACGATCAGCTAGGTAAAATACAATTAGAGGGTCGTAATGATAATAGCCAAGATGTTATCTATGGCGAATTAGGTTCACAAATAATAGATGCTAGTGATGGCACAGAAGATGGCAGAGTATTTATAAATACTATCGTTGCAGGGGCATCAGTAAGTCGTATTGACATCCGTGAAACAGAACTTGTTATTAATAATGAAAGTAAAGACCTAGACTTCCGCGTTGAGTCTGACGGCAACATTAATACGCTGTTTGTAGATGGTGGTACTAATAATGTGGGAATTGGTACGGGCGCGCCTTTTCTTTTAAGTGGTAATGCTGCTCCGGGATTGGTAGTTGCTTCAAACGGCCCTTTCATTGTTTTGCAAGATGCAAACAATGCAAACTCATGCAATTACATCGCAAATAACTCAGGTGTAATGCAGTTTGGATTAAATGCTGATGACGGTGGCACCAAAGTTGAGATTGCACAGTTTGGCACTTTTGGTGCTGTTTTTAATGAGGGATCAGCAAACCTAAATTTCCGCATTGAGTCAGACAACAACGCCAATATGTTTTTTGTGGATGGTAACGTAAGCACTGTCAATATAGGTTCAGCAGACCAAGGTGGGGTTAGGCTAGGTCAACAATTTCAGGTAGTTAGATCAGCTACCTTTGGTGGTATGGCTTTATCTTGTTACTCCACAAATAACGACCATAGAGCACTACTTG